ATTTTAAAATATGTTTACGATAATTGGATATTTTATTTTTTCCTTTTCTTTACCTTACCTTTTTGGTATTATATCGCAATTGTATCCCTAGGGACTTTGCGTTATAAATTTGTTCGTCATATATTCAATTCAATATATGATATGCCATTTCAATTATTTGCTGGATGGAAATTTCAAATATTTTATTATTTTTTTACATATTTTGAATTTGGTTTAAAAATGTCCGCTGAAATAGAAAATTGGTCTAGTCGCAGAACATACATTTTTTTTAGAAATGTACCGGGGCTACCAAAACCTTTTTGTCATGTTGGCATATGGGATATCACAAGAAATGAAACGTATGAGGGACATTTTTTAGATAGAAAAGATTTGTTTGAACCTTTTATATTTCACAGAACACAGGGTATTGAAAAACATGATATATGGTTTTCTTTACCTATTCCGGTTAATTTGAACGCCTTAAATAAATATGCTCTTAGTCGTAAACCATCACCATATGGTTTTTCAAATAATTGTCAGATGAATTTATTACATGCAAATCCATTTAAGGGCTTTCTTGGTTTTTTATTAATTTATTTCATATTAACATTTGTTTCAACAACTTTTGCATTTTTATTGGGACTCTTCGGTCTTAAGTGTTACTTATTCAATAAACATATGGATTGGATCCCCTTTATGGCAGCTTTTTCTTTTGAAAATGTACCTAATTATCAATTATATCAATGTAAGAGATGCCAAATTTATACATCTCAGGTCTTTATTTATGATGGTGATGAGGTCTGTTCTAATTGTTTACCCATCATCAGGAACTATGGTGAAAATGGTATAATTAATGATAAACAATTTTCATTTAAAAAATCAGTACAAATGTTCTTTTCTCAAGAAAAAATTATTAAAGACTCTGATGGAAAACAACAAATAATTACTACTTATTGGAATTTCAATGAAGCTATTAATAATTTTTGTAATTATAAATTACCGATGTTATGGTTAGCAGATTTTAAAGATCATAGTGACGATCGGTGGACTTGTCATAATATTAAATGTATCGAACATTGTATTAATACGCAATTAAATAAAAATCGCTGCATCGCTGGTGCTTTATGGAATGGTGACGAAAATGGGAAATGTCATCGATGTTTATTAGACCCTTTTTTACGTGATTATGAAATTAAACCGGAAGAAGTTCCTTTACCTGAATTAGATGATTCTGACATTACTATTGCTAATAATGATTTATCTAATTTTCAGTCATTAATTGAAGATTATAAAGTATGTAATAAATGTCTCAAAACAAAGTTTTTCTTTCATCCCAAATATTTTCAACGTTATTTATATACACAAAATAATTATTTACGTAAAGATTTTATAAAGCAGGAACTTTTTGTTTGTCTTAAATGTGATACTTCACTTGACGTAATTCATCCAGAAACTAATCGAAAAATTAATATGCAAGAATTATTAGTATATTTAAAAAAAAAGAAAATAGAATTACAAGATCAAAATCATATTTTATTACAAACACGAAATGAAACTAATAAATTTCAGTCATTACAGGGATATTTAACACAAGCAGCACAATTACATGAAATTTGTTCATTAAATTCAACATTGTCTGATGATGATTTAACTCATATTGCATTGATGACATTATATAAGCAAATATTAACATATGATGAAAATTTAGAAGAAGAGAATAAATTAAAACCTTTATTACAAAAACCTGATAAAATTGAAATACCTGATGAACAAAATTGGTGGCGTACGGTTATTAAAAAATTAATTGAATTAAATGATTTATTAACAACTAGAATACCAATAATAAAAGAATTTGTTGGTTGGTTAGAAGAACGTTATAGTCGAATTCGTTTATTTACAAAAAGTATAGTAGATTTCTTTTTTAGACTGGGTGAAATATTATGGAATTTTAATAAAGCAGCATGGAAAATGTGTTGGGGAATAGTTGATATTGTATTTGATAGAACCTTTGGAGAAACATCAACTAGAATCAAAACTGTTTGGGCCTTATCTGGATTAGTAACAACACCCATATTATCAGCCAAATTTGAATTAATTAAAGCTATGAATTTAGTCCATGCAACACATAGAAATGATCAAGATCCTATTTCTGATTTTAATAATTTTATAAATGATATTAATAATCAGGCAAGTAGGGATGGTTTAAAACCTCCTAGTGAATTCTGGCAATCACCTCATCGTTCTGTAAATGCTATTAGTAAACTAAAACCAGTTTTAACTCATAAAGAAGCAGAAGATTTGGGTTTATCGAATGAAGAATATTATCATGATGAAATATATGAAAAAAGAGTCCAATCATATCTTAAAATAACAGCTCAGGGAACAGATGGTGTTTATTTTGGGAAAAAACATAGAGAAAGAATACGACAGTCAATTAATAGATATCGACCAAAGTACTCACCAATCAGTAATGATGATAAATCATTCGCAAAAGAAGTAGCCGAAGCTATGTATAATGCATTCCCCGATTCTTTTAAAGATGCTAAACTATCTCATCCTCGGGGTATCGCTGCTTATGTTAGAAATAATGAAAAGAAAGGATGTTCACCTGGACTACCTTTTCTTAATGCGTACAAGACTAGAGATGCATTATATCAAGCTGGTTTTGATGAGGTATTAATTAATAAAACATTATCAAATCTAAAATCGGGAAATTATCCAATTCAATATTATCATGCTTTTGTAAAATCACAGGTTGTAGATTTGGAAAAATTACTTGGTGGAAAAAATCTGCGAACTGTTGTTGCACAAGATCTTTTTAGTTACTTCATGGATATGGTATTTCAAATGGAACGAAATAAAAGAATGAATTGGCGTCAAACTGGAGCTGGAATGGGTATGATCTTAAATCAAAATATGGCCTATTTGTTTAACAAATTACACACTTTTAAAATGGCGCATCGTCAAACTGCTCGTTTTATTGAAGCAGATGCCACTGAATATGATTCACGAACAGGCCCTTTTACTTATGAAACTTTAGCTCATTTGGGTAGATTATCCTATAAGGGACAACCATATGAAGAAATGGCTACTTCTGGATTTCGTGCTAAATATGATAATTTACAAAAAGCATATATATTTGGTATAACTGAAGAACATTTCGATCATGAAAATATTGGCATTACTATTGATAATGCAATATACCAGGATATAAAACAGAATTCAAATTTTATTTCAATTGAAAATTATAAATTATCACCGGAAAAATATAAAAATTGTGTAATCTATGGTAGAAATCTAGAAGATTTTAAAAATGATGATAAAGTAATGTTACCAATATTTACAAGCTATACATATAACAAAGATAATATTAAAGATAATAAAATTTTTATTGCTGCACAGTCTGGTGCTGGTAAAACATATTCATGTTCTAAATTTCCAGAAATATTTGAAGATTTAGATGATATTGTTATTCCTGGTAATAAATATGACGGAAAAAAGGATCCAATATTATCATATTTTAGAAAAAAAGCAAGAGGTGAATCTTGCGACCATTTATTTAATTTATTACCTTCTGAAATTAAACCAATAGCATTAAAAACAAAAACAGAAATGGACTGCTGGAACCAAGTTAATATACGTTGGTCACATTACATACATTATGCAGATCCCAATAAAGTTACATTAATTCATGATCCTCATCAAATGACATCACAACAAATTTATAATAGTCGTGTAATTATTTTAGATATTGAAACTAAAAAAGAAAAATCTAATTCTACTATTGGTCGAGCTTCATTATTACGAAAAATACCATATTTTGAAACCCATAAGGTCGATAATATTCATAATGCATATTTTAATATTATAAAAAAAGAAGATTACTTCGGAACTGTTCATGTAAGAAATATTGCCGAAATGACAGAAATAGCTAATAATTTACAAACACACATTCCTTTATTGCGCGGTTTACATTATAAAAATCGTGGTGGGGCAACGGGACAGAGCGCTACTAGTTGGGATAATACATGGGGTTTTAAATCAAATATTGTTGCTGGTTGGTGTAGGTATCATAATTACGAAAAAAAACCCGAACAATTCTTTAAAGAAAATGAATTGTTTAATACTGGGGATGATTCGGCTTGGGTGTTACAATGGAGAAATTTAAATAATAAACAAAAAGTTAAAATGCAGGAAGCATTACAATATTATGGCGTATTCTTAGATATAGATGAATGTGATGACATTACTAAATTAACATATTTATCCAAACGTGTTAAATGGTTAGTTAACGATAATGAATCAAAAGAATCTTTAAAATCACTATTATTAGCTCATAAGAAAGGTCGTCTCATAAAGCAATCACTTTTAAGAGAATTAAGTCCTTTACCTAAATTCATAGTTTATCATGATCCTGCTGCAATGATGTTACGTAGGACAAGTTTTAGATGGTTCCAAGCATCAACTTATGGTGTATGGTATAATTCAGATGGTCAACAAGTAAATAAATTGGAACCTAACAGAAAATATTTTAAATTTAATCCTAAATTTATTAAAACATCAATTGAACGGAATATTGGACATGCACAATTAACAGCTTTTCATCCTGATTTATATCATAAATTTGCTAATGAATGGATTCAAGATATTCTAAGATTTGCTAATTATAATGACATTAAAATTCTAACTGTTCCAGAAATCCGTATTGATTCAGAAGGCTTATGGTATTTAACTCCTATTGTAGTTGAATCAACCACTCGTGGCGAAGTTTTTAAAAAATACATGCGTTCTGTTCAATATCCGTCATATTCTAATGTATTAAAAAATCATATGACACCTGAAAAAGAAACAAGAGTTCAGGATAAATATGAAAAATTTATGTCAAAATTAAATTCTAGTTCGGATAAGGCTGACCAATCTTTACGATTGGCATTAGATATATTTAATGATTGGTTTGATTCAATTCCTAGATCATTACATAAAATGCAACCTAATTTATTAACAATGTATCCTGAACCAACATTTACTACCAAAGATCACATTGTTGAAAGTTTCACATTTTTAATGAATGAAGATAGAATTGAAACATTTAGTGATTTAAATGGATACATTCAACAAGGCCCTTATGGTAGTTTATCTCATGCAGAAGAATTTTACGAAATGGTTCAAGATCCTGAAGAATTAAAACGCTTAAAAAAATATTCTGTTGAAGCATATCAAAATAGAATGATATTTGCTCAGTTAATCTATGCTTCTTTATATCCTTTTGAAAGATGGATTGTGCAACAATTCATTCTCGGAATAATGTGGATATTAATTATGCAAAGTTATATATCATTAATGAAATTATATGCTATTTTAAATATGATTCATTGGTTAGCTACTGGACGATCTAGTCCATTTATTAGTGCAACAATGCCCAGAGATTTATACATCATGATGAAAAAATTCTCATTATTTATGACAGAAACTTTTATTCCTTTATCCTTATGTCAATTATTAGCAGATTCGTATATTTTATCACCTGCTAGATTGATAGAATGGTGTCCGCCATTCGTAAATTTATTAAGTAAAATTATAGTAAGAACTTCTGTTATTAAACAAACAAAACACACCGGTGGTGGTTTTGTTAACCCTTTTGATGTAGAAATATTGGAGGTTGGTGGTGCATTTGATAAAGTTTACCAAAATCATATAGATATTATTTTTACAGCGCCAACGGGAGCGGGAAAATCAGCTTTGTTATGGGCTTCGCTCCTTCGTAAACAAAATCAACAATCATTTAAATTAAAAAACCTTTCATCAATTTTAGAAACGCCACGTATATTTATTTTATTCCCTCGAATTATTTTAAGATCCAACTGGGATTCACCGGAATTACAGGAGGATGAATTTAAATTTTATCGTGTGCAAGAATTGTTTGCTGATAAAAAATTCGATCATTCAGCAAAGATTTTTACTTCGACGTATTTACATTTTTTTTTCCGTTTAAAAACCGAAACAATAAAATTTCATGAAAATGATATCTTTTTATTCGACGAATTTCATGAAATTGATGGTGGTATGTTGGGATGTTATGATATGATTAGAAATCAATTAAAACTTAAAAATAAAATCATAATGTTATCTGCAACCCCTAGAACAATTGCGCCTATAAAAAATGTTGGATTTTATGAATCAACAGTTAAAGCTAGATTTGATAAAAAAATCTTAATTCGTGACGCCGATGTTATAGCTAATTATGAATTTGTTATGAGA